GGCGCGACCACGTCGAGCGCCGCGGCTGGCGCGACATCGGCTACCACTACGGGATCGGGCTGGCGGACGAGGGCGTGCCCACGATCCTGCCCGGCCGGCGGGAGTCGATGATCGGCTCCCACTGCCCCGGGAAGAACTCCACGGCGCTCGGGGTCTGCTTCCTCGGCGACTTCACCCACCGCGCGCCGGAGGACGACGTGCTCCTCTTCGGCGCCGGGCTGCTCGCGGGGCTCTGCGAGCGCCACGGCATCTCGCACCGCCGCATCCACCCACACCGCCAGTTCCGGGCCACGGAGTGCCCGGGGCTGGCCTTCCCGTTCGACCGGCTGCTCGAGCTCGTGGTCGAGGAGCTGGAGGACTACTGACCCGAAAGGAGGTCGCCATGCAGGACTTCTGGAAGAGCCGCACGTTCTGGACCGCGCTCGGCATCGTGCTCTCGAACGCCCTCGTACTGGCCGGAGCGCTCGGCTGGCTTGCCCTGACGGCGGAGATCACAACGGCCGTGCTCGCCGTCTGGAACTCCATCCTCGGCGTTCTCGCCCTGATCTTTCGCTGGGAGGCGGCTGGCCCGCTCACCATGGGGATCACGCCACGCAAGGGGCGCAAGTGAAGCCCCGCGGCTGCGCCTGGTACGGCCTCGTCGCCCTGGCTCTGGCGCTCCTGCCCCTCGTCGGCTGCGCGAGCAACACGAAGCCCCGCACCGCCGCGGCGGAGGCGTGGGCGACGTGGGGCACGGCGCTCCAGGTCTCGAGCATGGCCTACGAGGGGACGATGATCGCCGTCGGCCGCGCCTCGGCGGCTGGGCTGCTCACCCCCGACCAGCTCACGAAGCTGCGAGACGCCGGGAAGGCCGTCGAGCTTTCCCTCGAGGCGGCCCGCGCCGCGCTCGCCGCCTACGGCCGCGCCATGGCCGCCGGGGAGACCGCCCCCAGCCCGAGCGAGCTCGTGCTCGCTGCGCACCGGGAGATCCTCGGCCTGCTCGCTCTCGCCTCGAAGTACGGCCTCGACCTGACCTCCGGAGGTGTCTCGTGAGCATCCCCCCCGCCTTGATCCCCTACCTCCCGACCCTGCTGCAGCTCGGGGTGGACACCATCTTCCGCTCGGTCGCGCTGTGGCGCGAGATCCAGGCGGCGAACCCCGACATGGACTGGGACGACTTCGTCGCTCAGGTGGAAGCGATCGAGATCGGCGACGCCGACGAGCTGATCCAGAGGGGGCAGAGTGGCGCGCCGCCGCAGCCCTGAGGCGTCGCGGTACTGCTCAGCTTCGAGGCGGGTGGCGAAGGCGGCCTTGTGGAGCTCGCCACCGCGCCAGAGGCGCGCCAGCCAGCGACCGCCCGGGAGCGGGTAGACGTTGCGGCCCTTCCGGCGCGGGCTCATGCGCCGGGCGCGGGGATCAGGCGCCCGCGGCGCGCGCCGCCTGCGGCTGGTCCCGGCGGCAGTGGCTGCAGACGGTGGCCGCGAGCGGGATCCAGCTCTGGCAGTGGACGCACTTCTTCTTCCGGTCGCCCGGGGTCAGGCCGGACACGAGGAAGAGCAGCCACGCGCCGATCGGTCCCAGCGCCGCGCCCGCGAGCGCGCCGCCGGCGGGCGAGAAGCCCTTCTTCGTCGCCGCCCAGAAGCCGATCAGTCCGCCGAAGAGAAGCCAGCCGAGCAGTTCCATCGGGTCAACCTCCTGGGCGGGATTCTACACCGTGCGAAGGCTAGGCGGAGTCGCGCAACCGGCGCACGGCGGCTCGGAGCTGCTCGACGCTGACCGCCCCGGAGTCCACGGCGGCCCGGAGCACGGGCAGAACCGGCCCGGGATCCACCGGCTCTCGCACCTCGTCTGGCAGCGGCAGGTCGTACTTCCCGAGCCCCAGGAGCCAGTCGGCGCTGCACTGGGCCTCGCGGCAGACGTCGCGCAGTCGCGACCATGCATCCGGAACACCGCCGGACACCCAGGTCGAGATCGCCCCGTCCGAGACCTTCAGACGGCGGGCTAGATCGGCCTGCGACAGGTGCGTCTCGAGGGCCTCGGCGAGGCGCTCTCCAACACGTTGACCCCACGGGGTCTTTCGGAGAGCACGCCCCACGAGGGGGAGTGTAAGCCCCCCCGGAGGGGGTGTTGACACGGTGCGAAACCTGGGTGTATGGTTCGCACCGTGCGACAGACACTCAAGCGGTTGAACGTGAAGCAGGCCGACCTCGCCCGGGCTCTTTCCCTGTCCCAGTCGACGGTCAGCCAGAAGCTCAGTGGCTCCCGCCGCTGGCGCAAGGACGAGATCGACGCGGTGCTGGCCCTCCTTCGCGAGCGGCAGCCCGACCTCACCTACGAGCAGCTGTTCGAGTCCGCCGAGGCTGCCGCGTGACCGCCTGGCATTGGTTCGGGTACGCGGTCGGGATCCTGGCGCTCGTCGTGATCTTCGGCGAAGTGCTCGCCGAGGACCTGGCCGCGATGGACGCCGACGCCGCGCGGGGACACGAGGAGTGAGGCCGGACATGGCACTCGCCAAGGTACAGGCCCGGCAGGCCGACGCGCTCACCACCGCGGATTCGCTCGGGCTTTCCGCGCGAGCGCGCCGCCGGCTGGAGGCCGCGCAGGCGTGGCAGCTTTTCGCGCACCGGTACGCCACAGACATCGCCCACCGGCTCAACCTCTCCGAGGACCTGGTCCACGACTGGGGCAACGTGGAGCGCGGGCGGCGCGGCCCGCACTGGCAGCTCGCCGAGATCGTGGAGTGCGCGCTCGACGAGGGGATGCCCCGCCGTCGCGCGCTCTCGCTGCTCGACTGGCTCGAGAGCCTCTTCGGCCGCGTGGCGCACGACCTGCCGCCGGCCGACGAGCCGGTGAGGCTCGGCGATCTTCCGGCCGGGATCCGCGAGTTCGGCCAGTCGCTCGAGGCGCTCGCCAGCCACATCGAAGAGGGCGACCGCCACCCGGCCGACAGCGTGCGCGCGGAGATCCTCGACGTCCTCGACTGGCTCCACCAGATGCTCGCGCGGCTCGACCACGCGGAGCGGAGGGTGTCGTGAGCCGCGAGGTGCTCGTCTCGCTCGCCACCTTCGCCCACATGGTGGGCCGCGCGCCGGGCACGGTGCGCAACGCGATCACCTCGCGCGACCTGGCGCGCCGCGCCCAGTGGCCGGAGTTCCGCCGCGCTCCGGGCGGCGCCTGGGTGACCACGACCGACGCGATCCGCGCCTGGCACGACGCCATTGACCCCGCTTCCCTGTCGCCGGCAGTGGCCAGGGCAATCGAGAGGGCCAAAGCCTCATGAGAGGCCGGCAACAAGTCCGCGTGGAGAAGCTGCCAGGCCAACGGCGCCATGTCGTCGTCCACGGCGGATCTCGCGAACAGGGAATCGGAGCCCTGCTCAACGAGCTCTGGCTGCGCGGTTACCGCCGCGTCCCGGGCCCGATCACCCGCGTGCGTCGCTATGCAGCGGCGCACATGAACGAGGAGCTGGTCCGCGTCGAGTGGATCGAGCCGGCCGGCGAGCCGGTCGAGCCCTCGCGCTTTCTGGGAGGAGGCACGCGATGAAGAAGAAGCACGTGGTGTTCGTCTTCACGGGTCGCGCCGCGACGGTCTTCGCGGCGATCGCCAGGCTCGCGGCGCGGGAGAAGAAGGCGTGAGGCGGCTCTGGCGGGTGACGATCACGACCCGCGGCGAGGCGACGCTCTATCTCGCCGCCGACTCCGGCGCCGACGCCGAGGCGCTCGTCTGGGGCGCGAACCTCCGCGAGCTCCTGCGCGACGTGAGCCCGGCGGAGCTCTGGAAGGAGAACGTCGAGCTCGAGCCGGCGACCTGGGAACAGGCCGCGGTGGATGGCTGGCTCCACCGCCACCCGGTGCTCCTCGCCGGACCACTGCCCCTCACCCTCCGCGACACCGTGGAGGACTGCCTCATCGAGCTCGAGGAGGCGACGTCGGAGGAGGTCGTCGCGGTATGACCCAGGCCTCCTGGCCGGCGACGACGTACGCCGAGCTGGCGGAGATCATCCGCCGCAACGAGACGGCCGGGGACGCGGCGCGCCGCTTCGCGCGAGGGGGTCGGCTGATCCCGGACAGCATCCTCGCGGCCAGAATCACTGACGCAATCAAGCGCGGGAAGATCCCGCCGCGGCCGCCGGAGTACGCGCGGATCAAGGCCGAACGCATGGCCGCCAGGCGGGAGCGGAAGAAGAAGGCGGCGGCTCAGAAGAGCCGGAAGCCGGACGCGGTGACGTTCGATTCTCCAACCACTGCCACGGCGTTTCTCAAGTCGCTCGTCGCGCGCGGCTACCAACGCGAGCTCGCGCGTCCGCTCCAGCCCGGGCAGTTCGACGTGCTCCACAACGCGGGCGTCAGCATCCAGATCCTCTTCGTCGAGCGCGCTTCCGACGATCGCTGGGCGGCGCGGGAGCTGAGCGCATGAGCGCCGCAGAAGGACGCGGTCTCATCATCGACCTTTGTCGTTTCGACGAGGGAGCTGTCGCATGACCATGGCATTCCGGTGCGGCGGAGGGTGGGTAGTCGTGACATCGCGGCGATTCGAGATGGCGGCGCGTGGCCGCCGGCGGTCGACTGCGGTCTGCGGGAGGGCCCGCACGCCCTCCCGCACTTCCCGGGAGATCGCATGATGACCATCCCCTGGTCGGAAGCGCTGGTGTGCGCCGAGACGACATGCCTGACGCTCTTCTGGCAGCGTGAGTATCCCGACGCGCGCTGCCCGCTCTGCGGCTCGGAGGCGATCCATCTCGCCGCTTCCGAGGCCCGCCGCGCCACGCTGCAGGCCTGCAAAGAGTTCGACGAGACGCTCGGCGAGCTCGTCGAGAGGATGAGGTCGGTGGCGTGACGATCCCGCTCCAGGGCAGCGACTACTTCCAGGTCAGGCCCGGAGCCTGGACGCTGCCGGAGTCGGCCACGCTGCCGAACGGCGAGCAGCTCGGCGGCGCGCGCGCCCGCCTCTACTGGCTCCTCCGCTGGACCGCCGAGCGCGGTTTCAGCTTCGCGATCGGGCGCCACCCGGGGCCGAAGGGCTGGGTGCCAGCGCACGTCTGCAAGGAGCCGTGGAGCGGCGGCGGGGCCGGCGACCGGAGGCTCCGTGATCTGCGCGAGCGAGGCGTGAAGATCGAGTCGCAGCGCTTCGTGACGCCTGCCGGCGAACGTACGTCCACCTGGCTCTGGCGGTGGACCGGCGACCCGGAACCAGGCCAGGCACGCGCCGAGACACCACCGGCGCGGCTCGTCTTCCAGACCTCGATCGGATGCCCAGCGTACGCCCCGGGCTGGGTGAAGTGGGAAGTCTCTCCCGGGAGCGGCCACGTGCTCGCCCCCTCCGCGCAGCTCCAGACGCTCGTCATCCGGGGGCAGCTCTCGGCCGCCGAGGCGACGAAGATCTACCTCGAAACCCTCCGCACGAAGTACCTCGACGGGAAGTTCCGGGGGGTGCTTTCGACCCCTCAGGCGGTCCTCTGGATCCGCCCCGAAGTCGCCCTCGACCCCCTCCCGACGCTCTCGGAAATCCTCCAGAAATGCGGCGCGAGGGTGTCCTCAAAACAGGACTGACACCGCGAACATAAACGGACTCAAAAACCCAGGTTTATGGCGAGATCATCACTGATTCGGAACCGAAAATTCGTCGAGCTCGCGCACGTGCTCCGAAGCGAGGCTCTGGCGATGGGTCATCTCGAGCTTCTGTGGCAGGCGCAGTACGAGCTCGGGGACGCCGTGATCGGCTCCGCGGCCGTCCTCGAGCACCACGCCTGCTGGCGCGGGAAGCGCGGGCGACTCGCGGAAATCCTTGTCTCCATTGGCTTTGTGGACGTGGACGGAAACGGGGTGCACTCCGTCCACGACTTCTGGACCCACGTGCCGGACTACGTCCGCCGGAAGCACCGCCGGGAAAAGTCGCGGCAGGAAGCCGGTGCAACCTACCTGACCGGTGACCGGTCATTGACCGGTCAATGCCCAGCCAGTGACCGGTCAATGACCGGTCAGTGCCCGGTCAATGACCAGCCAGTGACCGCATATATCCTATCCGTACCCGTACCCGTACCCCTAGAAGATAAAGACGTTTGCTCGGAGCCGAAAAATCGGCTCCAAGCAGGCCAGGCAGAAAACGACGAGAGTCCCCCCACTACCCAGCCTGCGGAAGCCACGCCCGAGGCGGGCAAGATCCACCTGCAGCTCCCCTGCATCGGCAAGCAGAAGACCTGGTCCCTCGACGACGCCGAGCTCGCCACGCTCGAGGCGCTCTACCCGGAGCTCGATGTCATCGAGATGGCCCGGAAGGCTCAGCGCTGGCTCGAGGCCAACCCCACCCGGAAGAAGACCCATCGCGGCACCCGGCGATTCCTCCACACGTGGATCGCCAAGGACGTGGACGCCGGAAGAGCCATCCGACTCGACGCGCCGGCGCCGGGAGGCAACGGCAACGGTACGACGAAGCCTGAGCGGTTCGTAGGCAAGCCGAACTACGACGGCTCGGAAGTTTGGGATGGGCGCGAATACGTGCCCCGCGATGAATTCCGCCGCCGCTTCCCGGAAATCGCGATTCCACCCTCGCCCTTTGAGGTCGAAGAGAAGGCCAACCGATGAGCAGCGGCATGAGCCCCCGCGACACCGCCGAAAGGTTCGCGCTTTCCGCGGCGCTCCGTTACCCGGATCTGGCCGAGGAGGCGGGGCTCACCGCGCGCGACTTCACCTCGGGTGATCTCGGCCTCGCCTGGGAGGCCGTCGCGCGGGTGCCCTACCGCGACGAGGCGGGGCGGCTGCCGGTGGCGCACCTGGCGGCGGAGTCGGGGGTGTCGGTCGACGCGCTGGCCGAGGCGCTCCGGTGCGGGGTGTTCGCGCCGGACCAGGCGCGGCACTGGTGGTCGAAGCTGCGGGATCTCGCGACCTCGGAGCGGCTCGCCTCGGAGCTGGTGGCGCTGGCGCGCAAGTCGGGCGACGGCGAGGACCGCACCGGTGCCCTGCTCGCCGAGCTCGAGCAGGTGCACCGGCGCTACTCGGGCGAGGAGGTGGAGCGGGAGGTCCGCACGCTGGTGGATCTCGCGGCCGACTACGTGGCCGAGCGCTCCTCGGAGCTGCGGCTCGGGCGGCGCGTTGGGGTGGTCACGGGGCTGCGCTGCATCGACGACTGGATGGGCGGCTTGAACCCCGGAGAGCTCTCGACGCTCGCGGCCGCCGGCGGCGCGGGGAAGAGCACGTTCGTGCTCGACCTCGGTCGGCGCGTGGCCGCGGCGGGCGGGACGGTGCTCGTCTTCTCGGCCGAGATGACGGCGCGCCAGGTGGGGCAGCGGGAGGTCCACGGCGAGCTCGGGCGGCCGATCTCGGACCGCTCGGTAGGGGCGATCGACCTCGCCGCGGCGCTGGAGCGGATCGAGGCCGCCGACTACGCGGGGCGGGTGGTGGTGGACACCCGCACGCGGCTGGCCGGCGCCCAGGTGCTGGCCACGGCGCGGCGGGTACAGGCGCAGCGGGGGCTCGCGCTTCTGGTGTTCGACCACCTCGGCCACTGGGACTCGAAGGTCCGCGGCAACGAGCAGGAGCAGCTCGCCGCGGCGATCGTGCAGGCGAAGGACCTGGCGAAGATCCTCGACGTCCCGTTCGTCATGCTCTGCCACTTCTCGCGCGCCCGGCGGGAGGCGACGCGGCCGTCGATGGAGATCATCCGCGGGACGGGCAAGATCGACGACGTCTCCGACAACATCTTCGCCCTCTGGCGGCCGGACCTCGACCGCACGGAGCTCCACCTGCTCAAGTGCCGTCAGACCGGGCAACAGAACCGGGCGATGCGGCTCTCCTACTCGCTCTTCCGGCAGCAGTTCAGCGAGGAGGAGGAGATCTTCTTCGGTTCGTCCGCGCCGCCTCCGGCCCGGGCGCACCGGCCGCGCGAGGCGGCGGAGGCGCCGTTCTGATGGGCGCGCGGGAGCTGGCGCTGCAGAGCGTCGCCGAGGCGGGCGAGTCGTTCGTGGAGCTCCGGGTGCTGCCGCTCGCCGCGGAGGAGCTGCGGGAGGCGGTGGCCGTCGGCCAGGCGGTGGCGCGGGCCGCCGAGTACGTCGCGGAGGGGCTCTCGCTCGTCACCGCGAAGCTCGCCGCCTGGTACGAGTGGCGCGACGCGACGAGGCTCGACGAGGAGACGGAGCGGATGCTCTACGGGGCGACGGCGCGCGAGCTCGCGGCGCAGCGCTGGGAGGCGGAGTGGCAGCGCGAGATGCGCGAGATCGCCCGCGACTGCGCCGAGGTGCGCGACTGGCTCATCGCCGACCATCCGGAGATCGCGCTCGAGCTCGGTCTCGTGAAACCGCCGCCGCGGCCGGCCGCGCCGCCGCCGGTGGCCTGGACGACTGGGAAGGGAGGGATCCCGCTGTGAGATGCACGAGCCATCCGCCGGGCACGCTGCTCTGCTCCTGCGGCTACGAGCTGACCCCCTGGCCGCTCGCGGTCGATCTCGCCGCCGGCGCGAAGCACGACTGGGACCAGGCGCGCCTGGAGCTCGAGTGGGGCTACTGGACGCACCATGAGCGCGAGCTCTACACGGATCTGTTTCAGGCCGCCAAGCCGCACGAGACGGCGCCGCTCGAGGCCGCCCGGTGGGCCGCTGGGAGGATGCTCTTCCTCCGGCCGTACCTCCGCCGCGCCCTCGAGCGCGCCTCCGGTTTCGTGGCGCAGGCCACGGGAGGGAAGAAGCGATGAGGACCGATTTTCGCTGCGTCTACTGCGGGCGTGAGTACCATCTCGCGTACGAGGAGGACGAGAGCCAGCTCGACGAGGTCGATCGCGAAGCTTGCCCGTTCTGCTCCCAGCTCTACTGGGACGGCTACCTCGCCCGCCGGCGGATGCTCCCGATGGAGCTCTGCCCGTGGGAAGACAACCGGCCGCGACATCGTCGCCGTCCTCGGCCCGCACGGCGACAGCGCCGCCAAGTGCCCCTGGTGCACCGGCTGGGCAGACATGGAGCAGGTGCTGTTCGGGAGGGCGCGGTGACTCCCGTGGGCACGCTCCTCGCCGTGATCGCCGTCCTGGTCTACTTCGCGTTGCCGGACGTGGCGGAACCTCGGAAGAAGTGAGGATCTGCCGATGATCGGCCACGCGCTCGCCCTCGCCTCCCTGCTCGCGGTCATGCCGCTCCAGCCACACTACGCCTCCTGGACGATCACGCCTCCGCCACCGCCACCGCCGCTCGCGCCGCCGGACTACGAGCCGTGGCGGTTGGACTGGGTGCACGCCCGCCTCTCGGCCCCGCAGGCGGTCACGCCGCGCGTGACGGTCCTCTACTGGCGCGGCCCGCAGTACGGCTGGGTCCACTACCGCGCCCCGATCCGCGAGCCGTTCGCGGCGGGGCAGGAGCGCGTGCTTTCGCGCGAGGTGCCGTTCGATGTCCCCGGCCCAGTGATCTTCGTTGCCTGGTACGACTGCCCCGACGGCCGGCAGCACTCCGTCGTCGGCGCAATCCCGCGCCCCGGCGAGGAGCTGCCCCCCGGCGTGACCCAGTTCGCGGAGATGCACACCGGCCCGATCTGCGAGCCGCTGAACACGCTCTTCCGCGATGGCTTCGAGAGCGGCGGGCTGACCAGGTGGGCTGGCTGGAGGAGCGGGCGCTGATGGCCGGCAAGAAGCAGGAGCGGTTCTACCGGATCGCCCGGGCGAAGGCGATCCTCCAACTCGCGAAGGACGGCCTCTCGCCGGTCGAGATCGCCAATCTGCGCGTCGGCGATCTGCGGCGGAGCATCCTCACGGGCGAGATCGGCGCCGTCTCCTTCGCCCGCCGGCATGGCTGCTCGCCAGTCATGTCAAAACGCCAGTACTGGGTCGTCCTCTCGCCGGCTACGGTGACGGCACTCCAGCCCTTGCTGCTCGGCGAGACTGACCCCGCGCGCCCGCTCTTCCCATCGCAGCGCCATGGCCGCGGGCACATGGCGCGGGAATCGGTGCGGCGGCTGATCCGCCACGCCCAGGCAACGCTCGAGGAGGTTTCATGATCGCCGGCAACGCACTCCCGTCCTGGTTCATCCTCCCGCCCGAGGGCACGGTCGTGGAGCCCGCGCCCCCACCGCGCGCGACGGCTCTCTACCTCCGCACGACCCCGGCCGACGGCCGGGGCGGGGAGGAGGAGATCCTCGCCCGGATGCGGGCCCGGGCAGCCGAGCTCGGCCTCGTGGTGGACCGCGAGTACCTCGACCTCCAGACGCCGCGCTTCCATCCGGAGCTCAACCGGCTCTCGGCGGCCGTGGACGCCGGCGAGATCGGCGTGATCGTGGCGCTCAACGAGGCGCAGCTCTTCGCAGGCACCTTCACGCAGGCGCACTTCGGGGCTAGGATCCTCGAGCAGGGGGTGCGCGTCGTGACCGTGGACACCGGATGGGACACCGAGGACGTCGTCGCCCGGACGGAGTTCGTGACGGTCGTCGGCTTCCAGCGGCGGATCAAGCACCTCCAGGGAGTCGCCGCCGGCAAGGTGGGGCAGGCAGAGCACCCCTCCCTGCCACCCCGACAGCCAAAGGCCTGGGTCAACCCAGAGGAAGTGCTCGACCTGATCCACGCTGGCCACTCGGTCTACGGGATCCACAAGGAGCTCGCGGCCCGTGGCTGCCACACCAGCCGCCTGGCGATCGTCCAGATCGCCAACCGCCTGCGCGGGGAGGGACGGATCGACACCCGCCGCCGCGCCGAGGGGGAGGGGAGGCTCCTCGCCGCCGGGAAGCGGGTCCGTCACACCGTCCGCTGGCCCGACACCACCGACGCCGAGCTCGAGGAGATCGTCCGGCGGAACGAGAGCACCGAGGAGGCCTCCGTCCGGCTGGCTGCGGCCGGGAAGGAGATCCCGGGCAGCGTCATCGGCGATCGGATGCGCCGCGCCTGGAAGGCCGGGAGGATTTCGCCTCGCCCTGTGGAGTACCTGATCTCGCGAGGCATCATCAGCGGGGCGGAGGGGGGGGTGGGGTCGCAGAAAATCGTGCGCGGCGGGCGCGAGGTGTGGCAGCGACGGCGCCGGCGGAAGGCGAAGTCGGGGTGGAAGGCAGCCGCCGAGCGGCGCGAGAAGGCGAAAACGGCCGCCCGCGAGGCCGCGATGCGCGCGGCGATTTCCACAGGGTTATCAACAGGCGAGGTCTGATAAGCACCATTATGTCAACCTGTAAGTGTTGCAAACAAAGGACAAGCGGTTTCCGAGGCAGTTATCAGGACGCCGAAACGGCCGATCTGGGACAGATTGTCCCGTTCCGGTCATCGCGCCACTCGGCACCATGTGGGACAAAATGTCCCGATCGAGATTTTCTCCACAGGCGTAACGGGGAGCCCTGAAAGCGCACCCTCCGCCATCGAGCAAACCCCGACCGGCCCGGCAGCGACATTCTCCCGCTGGAACGAAATCCAATCCGTTCCCCCCCGGAGTAAAACCCCGCTCGCGGGCCGAAAAGACGGCGTAAAACGGCGGAAATGAAAACGGGCGACTGCGGCAAACGCCCGAAAACCAACGGCTTCCGCCGTTTACGCCTTCCTTGCGCCTCCAGAGGCTCCCCTGTCCTATAGCTAGGTCAGCTCGCGGACGCCATCGAGGAGAGAGCGCAGAGCGCCGGGGATGTCCGGCCGCTTCTTCGCGGCCCGTGGCCGCAGCGGCGGGCGCTTGACGAGCAGCCGGGCGATCTGCCGGTCGGAGGTGTGCAGGTAGACCTGCGTGGCCGCGAGGCTCTTGTGGCGGAGCCGATCCTGCACGGCGCGGATCGGCCACCCCGCGGCGAGCATGTGGGTCGCCGCCGAGTGCCGCAGCAGGTGGCTGGTCAGCTTCCGGCCCCTCGGCTCGACGCCGCGCACCTTGCAGAAGCGACGCCAGCGGGCGGAGTAGAAGTTCGTGGATTGCTGGAAGTCGGGGCCGGTCGGCCCGGGGAAGAGATACGGCCCGTCGCCGAGCCGCGGCCGCTCGAGCAGGTAGGCCCCGAGCATGCGGCTCGTCTCCTGGTCGAGGAGCTGCCGCTGATCGCTGCGGGCCCACTTCGCCCGGCTGAGGAGGACGGAGTAGCACCGCTCCTCCTCGTGCCAGATCACGTCATCCGTCCGCAGCGCGCGCACCTCGGAGCTCCGGAGCGCCCCGGCGTACTGCACCGTGAACTGCACGTGGTCGATCAGCTCGCGGCCGTCCACGGGCGCGGAGAGCGGCTTCTCCGGCGTGCCCCAGAAGAGCTGGCGGACCTCCGTCGTCGAGAGCGGGCGCGACTCCGTCTGGTAGCGCCGCGGCCCGCGCATCTCGGCCAGCGGGTTCGACGGCAGCCGCCCGTGGCCGACCAGGTAGCGGCAGAACGCCCGGAGCGCCACCAGGTAGAGCGCCACCGTCGAGGGCGCGTGCCCGCTGATCGCCTTCTTCTTCAGCCACCGCTCGACCGTCAGCCGGTCGAACCGCGTGAAGTCGATCGCCCCATCCACCCCGGTGAGCGCCTCCCGGACGTCCTTGTCGCCGAGGAACGCCCGCATCGTCTGGCGGTACGAGAAGCAGGTGTTTACGGCGAGCCCGGCCACGTACTGCGAGTAGCCGAGCCACCCCTCTACCTCCGCCGGTAGCGAAACTCGTGGGCTTTCTAGGACAAGTCGGAAGCTCGGCTCACCGCGAGATCGCCCTACAACCACGCGGGATTGCGGCTTCTTTTCCATTTTCCCGCCCTTCCGGGGCTTGCCATCCTGCGCACGGTGTGCATGGGCGGTATCCATGCCCCGAGTGTACCGGATGGCGAAGAGGAGACCAGGTGGGCGAAAGCCGAGGCGGGAGTACACCATGTCGGCGGCCGCGCGGGCGCAGCGCCGGGCCGCCGCCTGGAAGACCGGCCAGTACGCCGCGACCGCCGTCGCCCAGGCCTTCCCCCCATGCAAGCGGAGCACCTGCCCGATGACCGACCCGAACGAGAAGGCCAACTGCGCGATCAAGCGGCAGGTCGAATCCGATGGCTCCGCGCTCGCCGCCTGCCCGGTGGCGCTCGTCTACTCGCCAGACGTCCGCGAGCGCTACGTCGCGGCCATCGAGAACGGGGAAGCCCTGGGCCTCGCCGAGCTCGCCGGGACGGCGCTCGCCGCCATGCAGCAGCTCGCCGGGCAGGAGCTCGCCAAGGTGCAGACCGAGGGCCTCGCAGTCGAGGCGGAGATCTTCGGCCCGGACGGAGACACCCTCCGGCAACTGCGCGCCAACCCCCGCGCCGAGCCGCTGCTCAAGCTCCTCGACATGCTCGGCTTCTCGGCCACCCACCAGGCGATCACCCCGCGCGCCACCGCCGAGCGGAAGGCCGACGAGGGGATCGGCTCGATCGCCGACTTCCTCCAGCGCCGCCGCCAGCTCGCCGCCGCCGCGGCGCTGGAAGGGGGAGCCGATGGCTGAGCGCCGCCAGCTCCTCCACCCGGACATCGAGCCCGCCATCGACGCCTGGCTCGCCGCCCGGGGGCTGACCTGGCGGGCGCTCGAGCGCGGCGACGTGAAGCTCGGCGACCAGCTCCTGACCGCGAGCGACATCCAGCTCATGGTCATCCTGGCCGACCCGGTCTACTTCGTGGAGAGCTTCTTCGTCGAGCGCGACGGCCCCCGCGCCGGCCACCCGTGGGAGCTCTGGCCGTACCAGCGGCAGTCGATGCGCTACCGTGGGAGCACCGTCCACGAGTGCGGCGCCGAGGTCGGCAAGTCGCGCGAGATCCTCGGCCTCGCCGTCTGGTGGCTCCTCGGCTGCGGCCCGCGGAGCCGCGGCGACCAGCTCATCTGCGCGAGCCAGGACGGCCACCTCGAGTCGCTCCACGTCGAGCTCGTCCACCAGCTCCGCGCCACCCCGCACCTCGCGGCGCAGATCGATTGGGACCGGAGCAAGGTCAAGCCGTACCGCGTCCTCGTCGCCAAGAACGGCAACCGCCTCGAGATGCGCCCCGCCGGCTACGACGGCGAAGCGCTCCGCGGCCTCCACGTCGGGCTCGCCGCCTACTTCGACGAAGCCGCCAAGGTGAAGAACCCCCGCTGCTTCGACGAGTTCTTCCGCGCGGTCAAGCCCGGCGCCGAGACCCGCATCTACTCCACCCCCGACGGCGACCGCTCCTCCGTCTTCTTCCGCCTCTGCAACCAGGCGCCCGCCGTGCCCATCCGCACGGCCGAGCCCCCTCCCACCCCGGGGCGGTCTCTCTCCGCCGCCCCGGGGCCTTTTTCCCCCCCCGCCGACGGGAAGGCCATCCGCTTCCGCTGGCCGAAGACCCTGATGCCCCCGCCGTACTGGACCGACGAGCGGCGGCGCCAGCTCGTCGACCGGTACGGCGGGGTGGACTCGCCCGGCTACCAGCAGCTCGTGCTCGGCAACTGGGGAGACCCGGCGGCGACCGTCTTCCCGTGGGACCAGTTCGTGGCCCGCGTGCGGCCGGTGCCCGAGTACGTGGTCGCGAGCCTGATCCACAACGCGCCACAGCGCACCGTGCAGGTGACCGCCTCGCGGCTCGACCCGACCTACCAGATCGGCGCGCGCACCGGCGACGAGGCGGCCACCGGCCCGCAGCCCCTGCTCCCGATCATGGACAGAGAGATCGACGTCGCCAACTTCTCGCTCGAGGGGATGTTGACCTCGATCTTCCAGCCCGTCGAAGGGCACCTGGTGGCGGGGATCGACTGCGGCGCCTCGGACGACCCCACCGAGATCCTGATCTGGGAGACGCGGGGCCCGCTCGCCCGCTGCGTGGCGCGGCTGCAGCTCAAGCGGTTCGACTACCCCGCCCAGCGCACCGCGGTGCGCGTCCTCGACCAGCTCTTCCGCCCCTCCCACGGCTGGGGGCTCGACGCCACCGGCGTCGGCTCCGCCCTCGAGCACCTGCTCCGCGAGGGGGAGGAAGGCTGGAGCCTCGACGGCCGGGTGACCGGCTACGTCTTCAACGCCCGCGTGCCCGACCGCAACCCGGAAACCGGCGAGACGATCGAGGACCCGGCCACCGGCCGCGCGCGCCAGGTCTCGGCCAAGGAGCTCGCGACCCGGCTGCTCGAGATGCGGATCCAGCGGGCTCGGATCGAGTTTCCGGCCGACCCGGCCTTCCTGGCGCAGTTCCCGAACCACACGGCGGAGATCGGTTCGTCGGGGGCGCGCGTCTTCCGGAACACGGCCGACCACATCGTGGACGCCTCGCGGGTGGCGATGCTCCGCCTCTTCGACCTCGAGCACGGCGACGGATCCGTCGCCCCGGTGCTCTTCCAAGTTCCCCGCGGCCTCGGCCGCCGTCCCGCCATGGAGGCCTTCGCATGAGAGTGACCATCGCCGAGGGAGCGACGACGAGCTCCTCGATCGACCTGTCGCAGAGCACCTTCACCGCGCTCCTGATCCCCGACGGCTTCACCGGCGCCACGATCACCTTCCTCGCCGCGGTGGACGGCGAGACCTGGAAGGCGGTCGTGGACGACACCGGCGCGGCCGTGTCGATCACCGCCACGGACGACCGCTGGGTCGCGCTCTCCGGCGCGGTGGCCGCGAAGCTCGCGCCGTTCCGGTTCCTCAAGCTCGTCTCGGCGAGCGAGGAGGAGGCGGCCCGCACGATCCGCTTCGCCGTGAGGCCGCGATGATCGGCGTGGACGAGACCATGCTGCTGCTCTGGACCGAGAGCTGGAGCGGCAACGAGCTGCCGCCGGACGTCCTCCTGGTGGACGACACCTCGGGCACCGACTACTACGCCCCGGACGACACGACCACCGACGCGCTGGTGGTGGAGGACTGACGATGCGACGACTGCCGATCTACCTGCTCGCCCTCGCGCTCGCCGCCGCGCCAGCGCTCACCCAGACGCCAGTGCGTCTGCCGGACCTCGACGCCGCGACCACGCCGCTCGGCGACGACGACCTCTTCCTCGTTCGCCAGGACGGCGAGACGCGCGACGAGAAGGTCACATGGGCCAACGTCCGCGCCAGCCTCCAGGACGCCCTCGTCCTCGTCCTCGGCCCAGCCAGCGTCTGCGTGGACAACCAGCTCGCGCGCTGGGACGGAGCGAGTAATACCCAGTTGCAGTGCTCTGCTCTCACGGTAGCCGACACGACCGGCGACATCACCGCGCCCGGCGCGCTGACGATCAGCACGGCGGGGAGCAACGGGGACATCACGCTTGATCCGCACGGGACGGGAATCGTCATTTCGTCGGCAACCATCAAGTGTGGGAAAACTTCAAACTGCAATCTATATCTTGACGGTTTCGGTGGCGGGTATGGAGTGTTTAGTGGAACTAACTGGTTTACGAACTACTTAGGTGCAGCAACCAGTTCCTCTGGTTCAATAGGGTGGACAAGTGGTGCAATCAATCATCCCCGTGATCTTGTTATTGCAAGGGATGCGGCCAACACCCTAGCCCAGCGCAACTCAACCAACGCGCAGACCTACCGCCTCTACGGCACCTACACCGACGCGAGCAACTACGAGCGCCTGTCGCTCTCGACGACTGCGGGCACGGGAGCGACGATTGCGGTCGAGACGGACGGCACGGGAGCGGACAACCTCGACCTAACGATCAAGCCTGCCGGGACTGGGCAGCTCTACGTTGGGGCTGGAGGGACCACTGCTGCGGCCCCCGCGAGCGTGGTTGTCAACGCCACCGGCGGCTCGGGCACGGACATCGCTGGCGCGAGTCTGACCCTCGCAGGCGGCAAGGGCACGGGCGATGCAGCGGGCGGCAGCGTCGTGATCCAGACGAGCGATCCCGGAGCGAGCGGCACCACGCTCCAGACGCTCGCCACGCGGGTCACGGTGGGGGTAGAGCGGACCACCATCGCCAACATCCTGAGCCTCACCGACATCGCCGCAGCGCCGGGCTCCCCGGCGGCTGGTGACATCGCGTACGACTCGGTGAACAACCTCTTCTGCGGGTACAACGGCTCGGCCTGGGTGTCGTTCTCGGGCGCCGGAACCTGCTGGGCTGATCGATTGGGACCGGAGCAAGGTCAAGCCGTACCGCGTCCTCGTCGCCAAGAACGGCAACCGCCTCGAGATGCGCCCCGCCGGCTACGACGGCGAAGCGCTCCGCGGCCTCCACGTCGGGCTCGCCGCCTACTTCGACGAAGCCGCCAAGGTGAAGAACCCCCGCTGCTTCGACGAGTTCTTCCGCGCGGTCAAGCCCAGTGACAAGGAGACTGACCATGAAGCGACTGATTCTGACCCTACTGATCGCCTTCGTGGCGGTCCCGGCCTTCGCGGGGATCAAGGCCTGCAACACCGTCCTGGTCAACCAGGGGCTCTGCGTCACGACCGACCAGGATCTGCTCAACGCCATCGGCGACCCGGCGGTCGAAGAGTAGATGCGCCACCTGCACCCCTGCACCAAGGAGCCCCGCGGCCCGCTCTGGGTCGGGCTGGTGCTGCTTGCCGCCGGGCTGCTCGGGCTCGCCCTGCTCCTGACGGGCTGCGGCTCGGCCATCTCAGCCGGGCCGCGGTTCGCCAGCTCGCAAGGGCTCGGCTACCACGGGGTGTCGGCCGGGCTGGATGCCGTGGTCGAGCGGCCAGGGGTGCGGGTGGAAGCGGCTGTTTCGAGCGCCCACAAGGAGGGTAGTAAGGAGCAGGGCGGGGCCGAGCTGCGCGTGCTCGGCGGCAAGGAGTGGGGCGCGTGGGGCCTCTGGTCTGGCCTGCGCGGGGCTGTGCAGCGCAGCGACGCGGGCACCGTCAAGGTATGGAACCCCACCATCGGCGCGAGCTGGCGCGCTGCGGAGTCGGCGCGCTTCTGGCTGCTCTGGGACGCGCCGGACTCCAGTGACTACGACACGCAGGCTCTGGTCTGGCGCGGGGAGTACGAACTCGAGCGCATCGTGCTCGTCACCTCGCTGGAGCAGGTCTGGTACGGACACGGGCAAGACGGGCAGGGCGCGGGTCTCGCCATCCTCTGGCGGTGGGAGTAGAGCGATGGGCGACCTGAGCCCCGAGCAGCTGCGCGATCTGATCCGCGAGATCCTGGAAGAGCAGAACGTCCACACCTTCCATCGCCGTCAGGCGATGGTGCGCTTCCAGGACCCCGACGGCAAGCCCTGGTACTCGGCGACGCTGAGCCGGGTGCAGGCCCTCTCGGCCGTTCTTGCGCTGCTGGCGACCATCTTCGCCGGGATCTGGTCGAGCATGGCGGCTCGGGATTCGATGGTCGTCTTCCCGCGCGTGAAGGTGATGATCGAAGAGGCCGCGACCGACGCCGACCGTTTGGCGCACGACCGCTACTTCACCCGCCCCGAGGCGGCGACCCTCTCCGAGCGGCTGAGCGTGTCCAAGGCCGAGCGCGAGCAGCAGTTCAACCAGATCCAGGCCCAGCTCACCGCCCAGGACAAGCGGCTGGAGCGGATCGAGGCCATGCTGGAAAGGCTGGCGAGGCGCTAGCCGTGGCGATCGACCTCTGGTGGCCGGCGTTCGAGGAGGCGTTCCGCCGCACGCGGCGGATCTCCGTCTCGGCCGACCTCGCCGGGGTCCACCGCACCACCGTCTACGAGACCCTCCACCGCCGGCCCGACGTGCGCGACCGGTTCCTATCCGTCCGCTCCGAGATCTCGTCCGCCCGCGCGCGCCGCAGCGCCGACCGCGCCGATGCCCTGATGCAGTCGAGGAGGTAGCCCATGCCCGCGCCGACACCACTGACCGTCCTCCCCGTGCCGCGCATCGACCGGAGCTTCGCCCGCGAGCTCGCCAGTGAGGAGCTCGCCGAGACCGTCTTCAAGTCGAACAGCTACCTCCGGGAGGACGAGCACCCGTCGAAGATCGTGCGCGAGAAGTCCGAAGCGACCGACCGTCTGGGTGAGATCTACGACCGGATGCTCGGCTCTGACCTCGACCTCGCCGGCTTCCACCGGAAGCGAAAGGACGCGGTGCTCGCCCTCCCGAGGTTGATCGTCCCGGTCGACTCCAGCCCCGAAGCGAAGGCCACCGCAGACTTCTGCCACGAGGCCCTGAGCCTCATCCCGAACTTCGCGGCGAACCTCTCCCACCAGCTCGACTCGAAGGCCAAGGGGATCGCCTTCGAGGAGCTGACCTGGGAGCGCCTCCCCCGCGGCCCGCTCACCGGCGCCTGGGTGCCCGTGGAGATGACCGACCGGCCGATGTGGCGCTTCCTCTTCCGCGACGGCGTCCTCTACGTTCGCCGCCCGAAGGGAGCCGAGCCGATCGCGGCACCGCACGGCAAGTTCCTCGTCATGCGCCATGCGACGAAGGACTCCCCCTGGGGCGCGGCGCTGCTCGACGAGGTTTACTGGGCGTGGTGGCTGAAGAAGAACGGCCTCAAGTTCTTCGCCGTCTTCCTCGACAAGTGGGCGCAGCCGACGGCCATCGGCAAGTACCGCCATCGGTCTGGCGGGCAGGAAGCCGAGAAGATGAACGCGGCCGACCAGACCCAGCTCCTCGGGGCGATCGAGGCGATGCAGTCGGAGTACGGCATCGTCATCCCCGAGGGGATGGCGGTGGAGCTCCTCGAGGCCACCCGCAGCGGCTCGGCGAGCTACGAGAGCTTCATCGGCCTGCTCACCCGCTCCCAGGCGCTCGCCTTCCTGGGCGAGGTGGACACGAGCGGCGCCGCCAAGGGGCCCGGGAGCTTCGCCAAGGCGCAGGTCTCGAACGAGGTCCGGCTCGAGAAGGTGGAGCTCGACGCCCGCGACCTCGCCGCCCACCTGCGCGACAACCTGCTCCGCCCGCTCGTGGTCGTGAACTTCGGCCCCGAGGCGCCCGTGCCGCGGGTGCTGATCGACACCATGGCCGGGACCGACCGCGAGCTCCGGCAGAAGGGCATGGCCTCGGTGCTCGAGCTCGGCCTCCCGGTCTCGAAGCGGGAGCTCTACCTCGTCCACCAGGTCAGCGAGCCCGGCCCGGGCGAGGAGACGGTGAGCAAGGAGAAGCCCGCCCCGCCGCCGCCCCCGCCGCAGCCGCCGCCCGCGCCGCAGGCCACGGAGCCAGAGGAAGAGCCGGAGGACGATCCGGACGAAGAGCCAGCCGAGGAGCCGCAAGAGGAGCCGGAGGACGAGCCGGAAGCCGAGGAGGCCGCAGCCTCCGCCGCGCCCGACGTGGCGCTCGCCGCCGAACCGGAGCCCGAGCCCGCCCCCACCGCCTTCGACCCGGCGGAGATCGCCGAGATCGAGGAGGCCGCCGCGGCGCGCGACCGGGAGATCACCGAGCTCGCCGCCTCGCTCGTGGAGCCGTCCCTCGCCCACTACCAGGCCATGCTCGCCGCCCTGGGCGAGGCCTACGGCGACGGCGCGCACGAGGCCGGGCTGCTGCTCCAGACTGTGGTCGAGCGCACCTCGGCCGTGGCGCACGCGGAGGCGATCGAGGCCTCGATCATCCACGGCTGCGGCCTGGCGTTGCGCCAGCTCCAGGAGGAGCTCGGCGAGCGGACGATCCGGTTCGCCGCCCCGCCGCCCGGCGGCGCGACCACCCCGGGCTCCGCGCTCGACTACTGGGCCCGCGTGCTGGGCATCCCGCGCGAGGAGTTCGAGGCGCTGACCGACGGCGCACGCCGGCTGGCCTTCACCGTGGCCGGCGTGGAGGACGCCGCGGTGCTCGCCGACCTGCAGATGCTCGTCGGCCGGGCGATCTCCGAGGGGCTCACCCGCGAGGAGTTCGTGGCGCTGGCCGAGCAGATCTTCACTTCGAGGGGGCTGACGCCCCTCTCCCGCTGGCACCTGGAGTTGGTCTACGCGAACAACGTCCGCAACGCCGCGAACCTGATGCGCTACCAGCAGCTCGTGCTCAACCCGGCGGCGCGGCGGCTGATGCCGTACCTCACCTGGGTGACGATGGAGGACGACCGCGTCCGCCCCGCCCACGCGGCCATGCACGGCTACATCGCCCCGCCCACGGCGGAGATCTGGAAGACCTGGTGGCCGCCGGCGGGGCACAACTGCCGCTGCGTGGTGGAGGGGATCACCCTCGCCAAGGCGCGGCGCATGGGCCTGACCGGCGCCGAGCCGACCGGCCCCTGGCCGCTGGTGGTGGACGAGGCCACGGGCCTGCCGACCCCCGCCTGGCCGGATCCCGGATTCGCCGGCGCGCCGGAGCTCTTCGGCATCTCGCAGGAGCTCGGGGACCGCGCCGCCGCCGCCGCCGAGGCCGCCGTCGAAGCGGCCGAAGGCGCCGGGGAGGGCGCCAGCCCCGAGCAGCGTGACCTGCTCGACGCCCTGCTCGCCCTCTTCTCCGCCCTGGGCCTCGCCGAGCTCCTCCCGAGGCTTGGCAGCCTCCTCGCCCGCATCCGCCGCCTGCTCGGGCGGTAGCGGTTCCCCGCCGACCCCTACAGATCCCTACACTCACGCCACCGAAACTCGGTGGCGTGAGCCACAGGACCGCACGCCCCGAACCCGCCCAGCCGCCCACCGGCCCGCGGCTGCAGCTCTTCCTCGGGCCGGAAGTCTCGCTCGGCGGCGAGCTGGTCGAGGGCGCCGCCCCGGCGGCCTTCGAGGCGCCGGTGCTCCGGCCGCAGGACCTCTCCGAGAGCCACGGGATCGAGATCCGCCGCGAGCACCTCGAAGAGATGGCCGCGGCCTACGACCCGGCGGTCGAGGAGGCCACCCTCAACTTCGACCACGCCTGGGAGGGCCCCGCCCACGGCTTCGCCGAGAAGCTCTGGGTCAAGGGCGAGGAGCTCTGGGCTCGGTTCACGCGCCTGTCCACCGACGCCGTCGAGGCGATCCGCTCCGGCCAGTGGCCGCGGCGCTCCTCGGAGCTCGTCCGCAAGCACCCCGCCACCGGCGGCTGGTACTACACCGGCTGCGCGCTGCTCGGCGCCGCCCGCCCCGCGATCTGGGGCATGGGGCAGGGGCAGCTCCTCTCCGGCAACCCCGTCGAGGTCGTGGATCTCGGCGCACCGATGACCGCCCCCGACGGGGCAACGCACCAGGAGGCAGACACGATGCCGATCGAGCTGGCCGGCGAGCCGGAACCCGTGGAGGCGATCACCGCCCCCGCCGAGCCCGAGACGCTCGCCGCACCCGATGACCAGGTCACGAAGCTCCAGGCCGAGCTCGCCGCCGAGCGCGCGAAGAGCCGGCGGCTGGAGGCGCGCGCGCGCGCCGCGAGCGACCTGGAGAAGCTCGGCGCGCGGGTGACCCCCGCCATGCGCCGCGCGGGCCTTCCGGCGCTGCTCGAGGAGCTCGCCGCGGCCGACTCCCCCCAGACCGTCACCCTGAGCGCCGGCGACGGCGCCCCGCGCGAGGCGGCCGTCTACGACGCGCTGCTCTCCGTCCTCCAGGCGTGTCCCGAGGCGGAGATCCTCTCCCACGCCCCGCTCGCCGCCCGGGAGGCCGAGGAGGCCGCCCGCCTCGCCCTCGACAACGGGACCCCCGAGGAGCTCGCCGTTCGTGAGCGCTACGGGATCACGCCGGAGCGCGCCGTGGAGCTGCGGCGCAAGTTCCCCCGCGCCTTCGCCAACTGAGGCCAGAAAGGAGACCCGAGAATGGCCCTCTCCGCCAACAAGATCCGCAAGCACAAGCTCCACGAGCGGGCGATCAACACCGCCCCGGTCGACGACGGGAAGAAGGTCTTCGTCGGCGCCTACCTCTGCCGCGAGGCGGCGACGGGCGTCTGCATCCCCGGCGCCGACGCCTCCGGGCTCGTCCCGCTCGGCGTCGTCGTCGAGCCGCTCTTCCCCGACAACCCGGACCTCGCGATCACGGCCGCCTACGACAACACCGCCGGCCCCGACGGCGTCGTCACCGGCACGAGCGCCGCGCGCGCCGTCAACTACGACCAGCGCGGCGAGTACGAGTTCAAGCTCCACTCCGGCTCGGCGACGCCGAAGATCGGGCAGCTCGCCTACCTGAAGGACGACGACGAGGTCTCCACCACGTCCACCCACCACGTCATCGCCGGGATCTTCACCCGCCCCGGCCCCTCCGGCGGCTGGTTCGTGGACATCGGCAAGCGCGGCGTCTGGGTGGGCCTGACCACCGGCTCCTCCTCGGCGGCGATCGCCAGCCTCACCGGCACGATCGGCGGCACCGCGAACGACGCGATGACCGCGATCACCGACCCCGCCGACACGCCGGCCGACGCCGACGCCCTGCGCGAAGACCTGGTCACGAACGTGATCCCGACCATCGAGGCCAACTTCACGGACCTGCAGGCGAAGGTGAACGCGATCCTCGCCGCGCTGCGGGCGGCCAACATCATCGCGACCTAGCGCGCGATCCCCGAGAAAGGAGACCACACCCATGCCCGGCATCGACGCGCTGAAGCGGGAGGTCAAGACCTACCGCGAGGTCGCCTACAACCTGTACGAGCAGCTCGAGGCCGACCCGGCCCAGATCAAGAACCTGCTCGCCATCTCGATCGACAACCGCCAGGCCAAGGAGAACCCGGTCCGGATCCAGGAGGCGATGTTCTTCCCGGAGGTCTACTCCTGGCACGACCAGGTGGTGGCCGGAGCGGACCTCGACAAGATCGACTGGACCGTGCCGCTCAAGGGCTACGACGCCTTCGTGCCCTACAACAAGGTCAACATCGGCCGGCCGTCGAGCGTCCACAAGCTCGACCGCATCGTCCCGCGGCTCCCCGAGGCCTGGATGCGCAAGCAGGTCGCGGAGATCATGAACGTCTTCCGCGTCAACGGCCTGGCCTACGACGGCCAGAACTTCTTCGACACCGACCACACGCACCCGGCGGCCAAGGGCACCTACTCGAACGTCACCACGCCGAACTGGAACACCACCTCGGCGCCGACGTTCGCGGAGGTCTCGGCCTGCATGGAGGAGGTCCGGGCCCGCTTCGTGACGAACCTCGCGCTCGACGCCGAGGTGATCGACGGCTCGAAGCTCCAGAGCTCCATGGTCGTGATCGCGCACAACGCCACCACCTGGGCGATGTTCGAGCAGCTCCGCGTCGCGAACTTCGTCCCCTCCTCGACCGAGCCGAACATCTGGAAGAGCGGCTTCCAGCTCCTGCTCGACAACAAGCCGACCTCCGGCCAGACGGACTACCTCGAGGTCATCCTCGCGCTGCCGAACGGCCCGCGCCCGGCCTTCTTCGTCCTCGACGCCGAGCCGGTGCTCGACGCCTGGGAGACGAACCAGGTCCCGAACGGCTACGTCGCCGTCGGCCTCACCGAGGGCATCTTCGGCGTCAAGGCCGGCTACCCCCAGACCGCGATCCAGGTGCGGCCGACCTGATGCGGTACTCCGTGACGGTCCGCCCGGACGTCGCTCGTGTCGGCAACGGCACGCGGCGCCGGGCGGGCCTCACCTTCTCCCTCCAGCCGACCTACCTCATGGTGGTCCCGCCGGAGGTTTCGTGCGACCCGTTCCTCGAGATCGTCGAGATCGCCCCGCCGCCGCCGGCCGAGGAGCCCGATCTGCCGGTCGAGGCCCTGCCCGCCGAGCTCGCTGCCGACGAAGAGCCGCCGCCGCCCGCTCCCGCTCCGGCGCCGTCGCCCAAGCGCGGCCGGGGGCGACCGCGCAAGGCCCGGGGGTGAGGCCCGATGCCCACCTGGCTGACCGAGGCCGAGCTCGAGACCCGGTACGGTGCGACGCGCCTCACCGCGCTCGCCGACCGTGACGGGGACGGCACCGCCGACGCGGGCGTGATCGAGGCGGCGATCCTCGAGGCCGAGAGCCGCGTCGAGTCCCGCCTGCGCGTCCGCTACCAGCCGAGCGACCTGCCCACCACGCCCACCGCGGCCTCCGCAGCCCTGAAGCGGGTGGTCGCGCAGCTCGCCTTCTTCTACCTCCACGAGCTCCACGACGTGCGCGGCCAGGACGTCTACGACGCCCGCGACGGGGCGCTCGCCGAGCTCTCCGACATGGTGCGCGGCCACGCCGGGCTGCTGCTCGCCGGCGAGCCGGATCGCGACCAGAGCCGCCCCCAGGTGCTCACCACGAAGACCGCCACCGACGCCCGCTTCACCCTCGAGGCGATGGAGGACTGGTGAGCCCGGACCTGAAGATCACCGTCGAGGGCGCCGACGAGGCGGCGACCGCCATCCGCGCGGTCGGCGACCGGATTGGCGCCTCGCTGCGCCCGTTCTTCGAGGTGCTCGGCGCCGACTGGGAGGCCGCCTTCCAGGGCCGGATCGACAAGGAGGGCGGCGAGAGCCCCTGGCCGCCGATGTCGGCCACCCGCGCCCGGATCCGCGCCCGCAGCCAGACTCCCGGGAGCTTCCCGCTCCTGCGCGAGACAGGCGACCTGCGCGCCTCGATCCTCTCCGAGATCACGGACGAGACGCTCGCGGTCGGCACGAACCTGCCCTACGCCGCGCTGCTCCACTTCGGGGGCACGACCGCCCCCGGCTCGGCGGTGCCCGGGGCGAGCGTCCCGCCCCGCCCGTTCGTCTACCTGACCAACGAGCAGGTCTACGACGCGATCGAGATGCTCTACGACTGGCTCCTCGAAGGGGACCTGCCCCGTGCCTGATCCCTCGCCGCATCCCGAGTTCGGCTGGTCGCTCGACGCCGAGATCGCCGAGGCGGTGCTCCGCACCCTGCGGGCCGACTCGGACCTCGCCGCCTGGACGGGCAAGGGCATGGGGATCCTGCCGATCGAGTCGGAGATCTTCTTCGACGCCGGGGTGCTCTCGCTCCGGGCCCCGGCGATCCTGGTGGCGCTCTCCGGCCTCGACGAGGTCCGCATCGGCTCAAACCAGTACGCCGAGCTCGAGACGATGGTCGACATCTGGATCGTCACCGCCGCCGAGACCTCAACCACCAGCCAGGACTGGCTCCGGGCGCGGGTGGTCAACCACATCAAGACGCTCCTCCAGGTCGAGCAGGGGATGCTCCGCAACGCCTCCGGCGAGCGGATCACCGAGGCGCTCGCCCGCTTCCAGCGCACCCTGCTCGCGGGCCGCCTGCGGGGGACGAACCTCGTCCTCACCCAGCTGCGCTGCCTCTGGACGAGCGACCTCGACCAGACCACGCGGGAGTTCGAGGAGTGATGGCCGGGACCATGAGTACCAGTCTGGTCTTCTATCCCGGCCACCTCGGCAAGGAGCCCGTCACCGAGCTCGACGCCACCCGGCAGATCACCTGGAACCGGCCGGTGAAGCGCGTCCCGGAGCCGCAGGCCACCAGCCTCGTGCGCCACGGCGGCTTCCACCGCGCCGTTCCTCCCGAGGAGGCGGCCAGCCGCTACGGCCTGCCGCTCGCCACGGTGGGCGAGCTCACGTCGGCGGGCAAGCTCCGCCGCGCCACCTTCCAGCCGCGCGAGGGCGACCCCGAGGAGGTCGTCGTCCTCGACAAGGCCACGATCGCTGCGCTCCGCGCGGCGCTGACCATAGGAGACTGACCGATGGCAGTCGCAACCGGAAACACCGTCCTCCTCGGCCTGGCGCCCGAGCTGGAGTTCGGCGTCCCCGACAGCGGGGCGACGTTCGAGTACCTGAAGCCGATCCTCCCCCTCACCGTGGGGATCAACCGCTCCGTCTCGCCCGGCGGCGAGGTGAACCAGTCCGGCTACGCCGAGAAGGGCGTCCCGGGGCCGATCAACGGCGTCTTCGACATCGGCGCCCGGATGAGCTCGGCCACCCTGCTCATGTACCTCGAGCACATCTTCCGCTCCTGCGTGAAGAGCGAGCCCGAGACGGACGTCTTCAAGTACGTCTTCTCGCCCGACGTGGACGGGGTGGACACCAGCTTCGCCGGGGTCTTCGCCCTGCCGCCGATCGATCAGCACCAGATCTACGGGGTGAAGCTCAACCAGCTCTCGATGCAGATCGGGAACAACACGGCGATTCCCGTGCGCCTCACCGGCTACGTGGCCCACGGCACGCGGGTCGGCGCGGCGGTGGCGGACGCGGGCAACACCGGCACCTACCCCTACGCCCCGCAGATCCGCGGCCTGGTGGATCCCTCGATCGCGGCCACGAAGAGCATCTTCGTGAAGATCACGAAGGTCGCCGGGGCCGACTACGAGTTCAAGGTCTCGGTTGCAGACAGCGACGGCGACCCGGTGCCCGCCTACGGCGGCACGGCGATGGACATCGCCACCGACGCGACGAGCGGCCGGGGCATCTGGCAGAACCTCACCGGCGACGCCGACGAGGACCTCGGCGTCTGGGCCGAGAACCGCGACCCGCTGGAGATCATCTTCCCGGGCGACGCCACCGACCTCGCCAAGCTGGCCGTGAACGACGTGTGGGAGTTCCCGCTGACGTGGACCCTGCCCACCGCCACCTACCTCGGCGGCCAGCGGTACACCAGCGCCCACCAGATCAACTACGTGCGCCCGATCACCGACCCGGCCTCCTCCTGGTCGGAGTTCCGCACCCTCACCTCCACGATCACGATCCCCTGGCCGCTCACGGTGGACCAGGGCTCGGGCAGCCGGTACGTCTACGGCCTCGACCGCGACGGCCTCTTCGCCCCCACGCTCCAGCTCACCCGCAAGCACACGGACCGCGACTTCGTGGAGTTCCTCGAGCAGCACGCCCAGTTCGAGATGGAGACGCACTTCCTCGGCCAGCAGCTCGAGGGGGGCCCGAACCGCGAGTCGATCGTCTTCAAGTGGGGGCAGGTCTCCGTCGCCACGCTGGCGCGCCCGGCGCAGAACGACCGGGCGATCACGGAGACGATCACGCTCCGGGGCGAGACGAACGACTCGGGCGACGCCCCGCTCACCGTCGAGGTGATCACCGACCGCGACTGGACCCCGGCCACGCCGCAGTCGTAGCCGACGATTCGGGGGCGCCTGTGAGCTGACCGCCCCACCCCACACGAGCACCGCGGCCCGGCCAGGCGGGCCGCCCTTCACACGGGGGAGACGTGGCCGACGAGCGGCAGGTCAAGGCGACACTCGAGGTCCAGCGGACCGGCGATCAGGCCGCCTTCGCGAAGACGGCCGAGGAGATCGAGCGCGTCGGCAGCGCGGCGGACGGCGCCGCCCCGAAGCTCCAGGAGTTCGGTGATTCGGCCGAGCAGGCCAGCCGCAAAGTGCTCGCGCACGGCGAGTCCTTCGCTGCCTCTGCCGACAAGGGCAACGTCTTCTCGAAGACGATCAGGGAGGCAACCTCCAGCCTCGACGGCATGATCAACGCCGCCGGCCGCATCGCCGGCGTCGTGGGATCCATGTGGGCCGCCTGGGAGGTCGGATACTCGGTCGGCACGAAGATCCGCCAGGCCTTCAACTGGCTGACCGACGGCGAGTTCGACACGGCTCTACAGAGCTTCATCCAGGACCTCTCGGGCCTCGGCGACGGCGCGAACACCGTGGCCGAGGAGGTCGAGCGCCTCACCAACATCGTCAACATCCTCCAGAAGAACGGCTTCGACACGCTGAAGATGTCGGCCGCTGAGCTGGAGGCGGCCTACGAGGGGCTGATCGCCAAGAAGCGCGAGGCGGCGTTCGAAACTGAAAATCTCCAGGCCGCCTACGAGAAGTGGATCGAGAAGACCGGCCTCTCCGAGGAGGCCCTGGCGAAGGCCTCGAAGGAGCTGGAGTTCTTCGCGGCGGAGCTGAAGAAGACGAACGAGGGGATGAGCGACACCGATGTCGCCGTGGCCCTCGGGCGGCAGATCGACCAGCTCGTCGCCAAGTACCAGACGCTCGGGGTGGCTGCCCCGGCGAGCATCCTCCGCCTTCAGGAGGCCTGGGAGGAGGCGAGCGAGAAGACCGAGAAGGCGGCCAAGAAGACGAAGAGCGCCGCCGAGGAGCAGCAGGAAGCCATCGCCAAGATGGCCGACGAGATCGTCGAGAAGATCCAGCCCATGGGCGAGAGCCTGGGCGACCTCGCGGCCGCGTGGGAGCAGGCGCTCGGCAAGATCGACTGGGAGCGCCTCTCGGGCGAAGGGCTCGAGAAGGCTCGGGAGATGGTGCAGCAGCTCGTCGAGGAGTACCGGGCGGCTGGCGCGGACATCCCACCCGCCCTGGAGAAGGCCGCCGACGCCACCGGGGTCTTCCTCGCCGGGATCGAACGGACGATCGACAAGGGGCACGCCTTCTCCGGGGCGGTGGACGAAATGGCGGGCGCCGCCCTGCAAATGACGCAGGAGGTGGACGCCGCCGGGAACGTGATCACGCGCATCTCCGACGCCGCCGGCGAGGCCGCCGGCTCGCTGGAGGAAGCCGGCGCCGCCCTCACCGGGTCGGGCGAGGCGGCGAGCGGGGCCTCCTCCGCGATGGAGCAGGTACAGGCCGAGTGGCGCGCCCTGAAGGAGGCCGCGGGCGACGCGGGCTCAGCGGTGGAGGAGGCCGGCGGGCAGATCGCCGCGGGCTCGCAGGAGGCCGGGTCCGGCGCCGGAGAGATCCAGAAAGCCGCCGACGCGGGCAAGTCGGCCGGCGAGGGCATGGGCACCGCGGCCACCGCGGCGACCTCGCTCGCCGAGGCGATGTCCTCGGCCTCGGCCTCGGCTACCTCCATCGCCGACGTGCTCGCGACGATCCAGGGGCCGAGCGAGGCGGCCGCGCAGGCCATGGGCCAGATCAAGGCCGCCGCCGAGGGTCTCTCGGGCGTCAGCCTCGCGGGGCTCGTCGCGCAGCTCGAGGCGGTGGCCGCCGCAGCGCAGGCGGCGGCGGCGGCGCTCGACCAGGTGGAGGGGGTGGAAGGTGGCACGTAGAACCTTCGCCGTGGCGACCGAGGGGCTCAAGAGGATGTCCGCGGCCCTGAGTGAAGTCTCGATCCAGGCCGACCGCGCCACCGAGGCCGCCGGGAAGGCGGCCACCGCGCTGCGGCAGATCGAAGAGGTCGCCCCCCGCACCGCCACCCAGCTCGACGACCTATCCGAGCAGATCGAACGCTTCGCCGAGTCGGGCAACGTCTGGGCACAGGAGCTCCAGCTCCAGCTCGAGGCGGTGCGGATCGGGGCGCTCGACCTGGAGGACTTCGTCAACAAGTTCGGCGCCGTGGTGGTGCAGACCGAGGACGGGGCCAAGACCATCCGCGAGGTGCTCGAAGGGCTCGACCTGCGCGGGGTGCAGGAGCAGATCAACGACTTCATCGAAGGGCTCCAGAAGGGCAGCGTCGACATAGGTGAGGTCATGGGCTACCTCACCGAGAACGCCGGGACGCTCGCGGGCCGCCTGGGCGAGATCTTCGACAAGTACCGCGAGGGGAAGGTGACGCTCGAGCGGCTGGTCGAGGTGATCGGCGCGCTCCGCGGCCAGTTCGAGGGCACGGACCTCGACGCCCTGCTCGATGCCCTGCTCGACGCCCTCGCGCGAGGTGACATCTGATGGCATCCCCCACCGGCCTCAACGCCCCGCCCACGCTCGCTGGGCGCAACCTGACCGGGGCTTCCGCCTCCGAGGTGCAGGTGCGCTTCCGGGAGCTCAAGACCGTCCGCACCGCGGCCGACGGTTCCGCCCGTGAGCAGCTCGCCTACCTGGGCGAGGCGCTACCGATCCGCACGAAGAAACGGACCTTCACCGTGCGCTGGGCCCACCTGCGCGACATCTACGACCTGGTCGAGGAGATCCTCGCCGAGTCCGGGCCGCACACGCTCTGCCTCTGGCGCTTCGAGCACCTGGCCTGGCAGGGCAACGGTTCCCGCACCACCTTCACGCTGCCCTGGCAGCCGGCGATCCACTCCCTCACGCCACCCAACGGCCAGCCCGCGAGCCGCTACCAGCCGGTGGCGAAGGTGGGGATCGACGGCACGGACCTGACCTACGTCGCCAAGACCGCCGCCGAGCTCGCCGCGGGTACGCCCGGGGCGGGGGAGGCCTGGTTCGCCACCGACGAGCCGCAGGTGAAGGTCGCCACCGCGCCCGCGGCCGCCGAGGTGCTTCACGTCCGCCTCGTGCCGCTCTACTCCGTGGTCGAGTCGCCGGAGAGCGAGAAGCGGCTCGCGTCGGTGCTGCGCGAGCCGCGCGACCTGGTGCTGGTGGAGGCCTGACCGGTGCCGCTCGCCTTCTCCGGCCGCCTCTCGGGCGCCGTCGCCTCCGAGGCCGGCGGCTGGGGGAGCCTCGCCGGGGTGGTGGAGAACGCTGCCTTCCCCGTCCGCACCTTCGCGGGCACCGTGGCGCACGGCCGCTGGCACGCCTACGAGGGGGCGTGCATCCACGCCGGGGTGCGCGTGAAGCTCGACGGCGCTTGGGTGGACCCGGCCGACCTGGCGGGGCCGGTGGAGATCCAGGAGACGCTCGACTCGCCGGTCGTCCGCGCCTCGTTCGGCCTGATCGGCCCCGCCTGGAGCGCGCTCGCCACCGAGCGCGTGTGGACGCTCACCCCGGTCGAGATCTGGTGGGACACCGGCGCGCCGGGCGACGTCCGCTCCGAGCAGCGGTTCGGCGGCTATGTCAGAACCTGTCAGCAGGCCGAGGGCGGCCCGGCGGTCAAGGTGGAGTGCCAGGACGCGGTGACCGCCCTCTACGGCGGCTACGACCTCTGCCACGAGGTGGAGCCGTTCGCCGGGCTGACCCGGGGCGAGATCGTCCGCGAGGTCTGTCTCGACGCGGGGCTCACGGCCGTGGACTGCCCGGACGGTGCGGTCTGGCAGAAGGGGCTCTTCACCGACTCGAAGAAGCTCTTCGAGTTCCTGCGCGAGTGGATCGCCCCCGAGGGCTGGAAGATGAAGGTCGCGCGCGACGGCTCGGGCCTGATCGTCTGGCACCCAGACCTGCTCGCCCCGCCGATCCCGGCTGACGACGCGTGGGGGATCTCCCGCTTCGAGCGGGTGGAGATCGAACCCCCGCGCGACGTGCCGAGCCGCTGGGTGATCCGCGGCCTCGGGGCCGTGACGGTGGACGAGCTCGGGCAGGTGACCACCACTACGGTGACCAAGGTCTACGACATCTACGCCCCGAAGCGGGCAGTCTCGCGCCAAGAGACGAACGGCTCGATCACCGACCTCGGGGTGAGCGCCTACCCGTCGAGCCTGCGGCTGGTGACGGAGATCCGCGACGAGAAGACCGAGCGCGGCGGCCGCCCGGTGCGCCAGGTGACCTACGAGTGGGGCTGGTACAACCCGCGGGCGGCGCAGTACGTCTCCAACGTGGGCGCCGGGACCTACGACCCGCTCCAGGTCTACATCGACGAGGAGGGAGAGTTCGTCCTCTGGGACGAAGAGCGGTTCGTGGGCGTTGGTCGCCGTACCCAGGACTGGGTCTGGAGCACCGACCGCGAGAACACCCAGAGCACCGTGACCGTGAAGCGGTGGTACAGCCGGCTCGAAGGCGCTTCATCCCCGACCTACTGGCCTGCGCCGAGCGTCGTGGGCGTGTACGTCTGGGGCGACGGAGAGAGCTACTTCGGGGACCGGGAGGTCTACGGCGACGCCGACCAGGTGATCGTGTCGCGCGAGTTCGACGCCTCGACCGGCGCCGTCTTCCGTGAGATTGAGGAGACCTGGGGCTACTACGCCAGGGGCACGGCTGCTTTCGATGGCTACATCACCGCCCACATCCGTTCGTCCGGCCGCGCCCAGCTCGACCTCGTCGCCAACTGGACGCGGTATCGCCTGAAGACGACCACGAACCTCATCGCCCCGGACGGCACGCTCGAAGGGCAGATCGAGTCGGTTCGCGGCTACAAGGTGATCCCCTCCCCGTCGGGGCAGTACGACTGGGGCGACTTCCAGTCGGCCGACCTGGTCGAGAACTGGCGGACGATCTTCTACAAGATCGTCCAGTTCAACGTGATCTCCGAGGACCAGTACGAGGAGGTCACCTGGTCGAGCGAGGGCGGGCGCCAGGCGCGGGTGCTCACCGGCCGGGTGCCGAGCCCCGGCTACCGCGCCTCGGCGTGGACCGAGCTGCGGCAGGCGCCGCTCGAGGTGGTGGAGGAGGACGCCACGGTGGAGGCCTGGTTCGGCTTCCGCCGCCGGATCCTCCAGAACGACTACGTGCAGACCCTGGAGGAGGCGCGCGACCTGCTCGCCCGGGAGAAGGAGCGCGAGCTCGCGTGGAAGCTCACCGTCGACCGCGCCGAAGCGACGGCCGAGGTGGGGCAGACGATCTTCGTCCGACACCCGGAGCACGGCCTCGCCTCGCGCGGGATGGTGACCGAGGTGCGCGCCCGCCGCGAGCCCCGCACGGGCGAGGCCTCCGCGACCTACCGGGTGGAGATCCCGCTGTGAGCCAGAGCCAGGACGTCGTCCGCGCGCTCCGGTCCGTCCTCGACGACCGGCGAGACAAGGAAGCCGACGTCCGCCCGGCCAAGGTGGTGGGCCGCAACACGGACGGCACCGCGCAGGTCCAGCGCCTCGACGCCGAGTGCGTGGGCCGCGGCGGGGCGAGCGGATACGGCGGCGAGATCGTGGTGAGCCTACCGGCGATCATGAACCGCCGCGGCACCTCCGGGGTGGCGGGCGCCACCCAGCGCGGCAGCGGCGACACCCTCTGGGTGGAGGCGCTCGACCCGGCGGTCTTCTCCCCGGGCGACACGGGCCTCGAGGTCACCGTGACCGGCCGCGGCTTCACCCCCTCTACCCTCTTCGAGTTCCTGAGCCCCGACGGCTCGGTGAATGCGGACGTGACGCTGGTCACCCGCACCTACGTGGACTCCGAGACCTACACGCTGACGATCAACGTGGCCGCCGGCGCGGCGCTCTTCCCCGCCGCGGCCCTGGCCTACGACGTGGGGTGACCGTGACCGAGACCCTGCTGCGCAAGCGCAAGCCCAACGCCTACGGCATCGCCCTCGCCCCGGCGACGCCGGTCTACTACGGATTCCACTACACGGACAGCGGCTTTGGCGCGACCCTCTACGCGGCCGACGGCTCCTGGGTGTCGGACCGCGGGGAGATCTCCACCGGCGACACGCTCGACTCCCGCGCCACCTGCATCCTCGAGGACGCGGGCGCGAAGGTGGGCGTGGGCGCGCTCGTCTGGCCCTCGGACATGCAGACCCTCAACGTCTGGGACGTGGAGGCCGACGCGACCTACACCCACGTCCCGGACGACGGCTACCTCCTCGACGGCGCCTGCTACCACGACGGCCACCTCTGGTGGATCGAACGCGAGCCCGAGCAGCACGGCGGGCCGACGTTCAAGACCTGGTTTCGCCTCCTGCGCGCCCGCTGCGACCTGACCAACGTCACGCAGATCGGGGCGAGCTACGAGCTGGAGCACTGGGCGGCGGGGCTGCTCGATTCTCTGCTCTGGCCGGGTGGCGGGTCCATCCAGAATCGGACCGCCGTCTTCGCTACCGCCGGGGCGATGAACCTGTACCTCGAAGGCGAGGACAAGATAAATCACGAGACGTCGTCATACCTCCATCTCCGGATGCCGTTCTCCGGGTCCGCTCCGCAGACGGCAGCCATGGCCTTCGGCTCGATCCCCGAGTTCCTCCCGGACGGAGCTGGGCACCGCCTCGTCAGTGGCAAGGCGCTGCTCCTCGCGTCAAATGCCCTCGTCACGCACGACGACGCCGCCTCGCTGACCTGCGCGGCGGGCTGGCCGGCCGGAGCGCCATGGCCGGATGGCTGGATCTTCCACGTTGCCTACTCCCCGGCCACGCAGGAGGCCACGGCGCTCACCTCCGGCACCCTCGTCCGGCACGCCTACCCATCCGCGGCCGCCAACCCCGATGTGCAGGTGACCGTGGCCGGGCACGCGGAGTGGTCTGTCCCTCGCCTCATCTTCCCCATGGAGTGACCGATGCCCACCATCGACTTCTACCTCGACGACGATCTGACGCTCCTCTCCGATGAGGCGATCCCCGACCTCGAGGCGGGCGCGTATACCGCGCCGATCGAGCTTCACGTCTGGGTCGACAAGGGCGCCGCCTCCCCCCAGCCGGCGAAGAACGTCCGGCTCGTGATCGACACTGAGGACCCGGACACCGCCGGGACGTTCCTGCGCTCCGGCCTCCCGCCCCAGGACGAGCTCTGGGCTTGGATGCGGATCGTCGGCTACACCAACACCGCCGATCCGACCTGGTCCGTCCCCTCCACCGACTGGCAGGCCGTCGGCGCCTACGCGGGGCTGCCGGTGGGCGACATCCCGGGCGACTGCGCCGTCCACCTCGAGGTCCGCTGGCGCCCGCCGACGAGCGCCGCAGAGATGGCCTGGCGCTTCCGGCCAGGGGCGATCTACGAGGAGTACGCCTCCCCGGTGCCCCCGGCGGTCACGATGCTCGACCGCGGGGTGCTCACGGGGGTTGGCGACGCCACCCGCGCGGGACTGATCTCCGGCCTCGCCGTCACCCCCACCGGCACGCCGGACGACGAGGTCCACGTCGCCGCTGGGACCTGGCTCTACCAGGGGGCGATCTACGCCCAGGTGGCGAGCGCCCACGAGCTCGACCAGAACGACGTCGCCCCGGCGGCGCTGGCCTCGGGCGAGTCGTACTGGGCGGCCCTGACCGCCGGCGCCGGCTCGGTGACGGTGACCAAGGGCACGAAGGCCGCCTCGCCCGCGAAGCCGGTTCTCCCCGCCGGCGAGCCGCTGCTCGCCTACGTGCTGGTGGCCTACAACGCCGTGGCCTCGGAGATTGACGCCGCGGACATCGACACCGACGCGCGGGTCCACGACCGCTACCTCTGCACGGCGATCGCGGGTCTCGAGATCAGCCTCTCCGCCGGCCAGGCGCTCGGCGGCGGCACCTGGCGCTACCACTACGGGCCGACCACCCTCACCCTCGACGCCTCCGACACCTCCTACATCTGGCAGCTCGTCTCCGGGCTGTTCGAGGTGACGCTCACGGAAACCCCGCCGGAGTCCACGGCGCTCCTCTTCTGGGAGGTCACGACCGACGCCACTGACGTGACGGCGATCGTGGACCGCCGCCGCTACGCCGGGCGCACCGTCTGCCTCCGGCTCGCCGGCGCTACGCCGGGCAGCCCGGGCGCGGTGGATGAGCTCCAGGTCGAGCACGATCTGCTCTACGTGGACGAGGTGGTCTTCCGGGTCTCCGACAACGGCGGCGGCTCGGCGGGGCAGACGGCGGGGGAGTGGTTCGTGGACGGCACGACCGCCTACACCTCGAAGGCCACGGACGACCAGCGCCCGGCGATCGCCTACGACGCCACCACCCTCGTCCACCGCACCGGCGTCGCCGAGGTCCGCGAGCTCCGCAAGGGCCAGCTCGTGCGCTTCGACACCGTGGAGAACCCCACCGGGGGCGATCCGGCCCGGGTGGAGCTGACGCTCGTCTGCCGGGAGGCGTAGGGGGATCCGATGGCCGACCCGCTCTTCGACAACCTCGCCCGGACGCCCCGCTCGGCTGCACGGCCGCGGAGGTGGAGACCCTGCGCCGCGCGCGGGCGAACGAGCCGGCGGCGCTGCGTGAAGTCTCCGGCTGGCTCTGGCTTCCGCCTGTGCCGTTCCGGATCGTCCGCACCTCCGAGGGGGTGTGGACGCTCTCTGAGGTCGCCCGGGGGAGCTCCACCGCCCACCTCGACGCCTGCGCCTGGTGGAACGACGGCCGCACGGGCTTCCTCTGCGGAGACCCGGGCTGGAGGAAGCCGAAAGACACGGACTACGTCCGCCCCGGCCGCGCCTGGGTGGATGGCACGACCGCCTGGGCGGAGCGGGAGGGTCGCGCGCCGGTCTCCATGCCGCTGCCGGGAGGGACGGTCTACTGCGACCTGTCCGTGAGCCTGGCTGGCGTCTCGCTGGCGATCCCGGGCGAACCCGCCCCACCACCCGCGCCGGAGCCGATCGGCCCTCCTGGGCCCGTTCCTGGCCCCGCGCCGGGGAAGCCCCCGCGCAAGAAGGACGACCGGAAGCAGGTCGCCGTGGGCGTGGGGATCGCGGCGCTGCTCGGTTCGCTTCTGAGCCAGTGGCTCTCGCGCCGGAAGGGCGGTTCCGAGTGACGCACGAGCACCCCGTCACCCACCCCCGCGAGGCGGAGATCCGGCGAGACGAGATGCGCCTGGCGGTCAGCTACCTCAACGCCCTGGCGATGCAGCTCCATCTCCCGGCGCTCCTGGGCGCCTCGGAGGCGCTCCAGCGTGGCGACCACCACCGCTGGGCCGCCGCCCGCGCGGCGGAGGCGGCGGCGGAAGAGGAGGGCTGGGGATGACGCGGAAGTGGACCGAGATCCTGATCCACCACAGCGCCACCGAGGGCCGCTCCATGCGGACCTGGCAGGCGATTCGGCGCGACCACGTCGAGCGCCGCGGCTGGCGCGACATCGGCTACCACTACGGGATCGGGCTGGCGGACGAGGGCGTGCCCACGATCCTGCCCGGCCGGCGGGAGTCGATGATCGGCTCCCACTGCCCGGGCAAGAACTCCACCGCTCTCGGGGTCTGCTTCCTCGGCGACTTCACCACGAAGCCACCGGAGCCCGAGGTCCTCGCCGTCGGCGCCGCGGTGCTCTCCGTGCTCTGCGACCGGCACCACATCGGCCACCGCTCGATCCACCCGCACCGCAAGTTCCGGGCGACGGAGTGCCCGGGGCTGGCGTTTCCCTTCGACCGTCTCGTGGAGCTCGTGCTCCTCGAGCTGGCGGAGTTCTGACCCGAAAGGAGGAGTCATGCCCTACCAAGCGCTGCTCGCCCTCATCCGCCACGGCCTGACCTGGCTCGGCGGGTGGATGCTCGCCCGTGGGTTCTTCCCCGACGAAGCCACGGCGGCCCTCTTCACCGACGAAGCCATGACCCTGATCGGCGCGGGGATCACCCTGATCGGCCTGGCCTGGAGCCTCTGGCGCAAGCGCACCCAGGGCGCGAAGGACCTCGCCCAGGAAGTGAAGGACGCGGAGGAGCGCAAGTGAAGCTCCGCGGCTGCGCCTGGTACGGCCTGGTCGTCGTGGCGCTGGCGCTCCTGCCCCTGCTCGGCTGCGCGGGCAACACGAAGCCCCGCACCGCCGCGGCGGAGGCGTGGGCCACCTGGGGCACGGCGCTCCAGGTGTCGAGCGCGGTCTACGAGTCGACGATGGTGGCGGTCGGCCGCGCCTCGGCCGCCGGCGTGATCACGCCCGAGCAGAAGACCAAGCTGCGGGACGCGGGGAAGGCCGTCGAGCTCTCGCTCGAGGCGGCCCGCGCCGCGCTCGCCGCCTACGGTCGCGCCATGGCCGCCGGCGAGCCAGCCCCCAGCCCGAGCGAGCTCGTGCTCGCCGCGCACCGGGAGATTCTGGGGCTCCTCGCCCTGGCCTCCAAGTACGGCCTCGACCTAACCTCCGGAGGTGTCTCGTGAGCATCCCCCCGGCGCTGATCCCCTACCTCCCGACGCTCTTGCAGTTGGGCGTAGACACGATCTTCCGCTCGGTCGCGCTGTGGCGCGAGATCCAGGCGGCGAACCCCGACATGGACTGGGACGACTTCGTCGCTCAGGTGGAAGCGATCGAGATCGGC